AAAATTCATTTGAAAAATATGAAGCACCTGCAAACGCGGGCCAAAATAAACCGTATGCAAAACCGTCTATAAAAGCAATATCATCATTCGTTTCACATTGAAGCTTATATTCCATGTTCACCGCGCCAATTGCACCAAGGAAACCAGCAATGTAAATAAACAAAATAAAAATTTTCATTTTTCTAACTTTCTGAAAGTTTTATCATTTAATTCCCAATATCCAACACCGCTTTCTTCAAACATCATTCTGGACGTTTCGCGGCTATCATCCAACCATTGCCGATCTGTTCCGATGGTGTAAACCTTTTCAACACCGGCTTGAATTATCGCGCCGGTGCAATTACAACATGGCGGGTGTGTTGAATAGAGCGCGCAACCTTTAACGCTTGCCGATGCGTTGAAAATCGCGTTCGCTTCAGCATGTTGAACAATCTTATATTTCAGTTCACGGTTCGCATATCTTTCAGGATCATCATCAACACCGCGCGGAAAACCGTTGAAACCCATTGCAACAACAATTCGCAACGGGTTCACAATCACGCAACCAATTTTTGTTGAAGGGTCTTTTGACCAACCCGCAACATGTTGCGCAAGTTTCATAAATCGTTCATGGTTCATTTCCGTTCACCCTTTAACCGGCTGATGTTTCATAAATCGTTCATGGTTCATTTTATTAATCCATATGCTGAATTTGCCAGAAAATTTGCGATTGCGAAACCGCGCGGTGTTGCTGATCTGATGTTTTTGGTTTTCATGGATTTACCGCCAAGTTTCTTAAACTGATCTGAATAACCAGGTTTAACATGAACCGGTTTCTTTTCCGGCATAATCCATCCCCCCCTGCCCATAAATAAGTAGTTTTCGGATATGCATCTTTTGCCGCGATATATTCCGGCCAAACAGGGTGTTCAGCTTCATTATCTGAAATGTAATTACCATATTCAAACGGTTCAAAAGAATGATCTGGTTTGCGATAAAATGTTGAAAGAACCGAACGCGGGTTTTCAACAATGTAAGGGCATTTGAAAGCTTTACCGATTGTTTCACACATTCTTGCATGATCGGTTGCATGAACTTGAAACAAAGGATCATCGGCGCGTTTACTTTCAAAATGCTTTGAACCTGAAACCGCCATGTCAGTGCAAACCGGAAAAGCCATTAAAAGAAATACTTCATTCAAATATTCTTTTACAATTTCACTCAAAACCGCCCGATCATATAAATCAGCATGAATGAAAGAAATTGTTCCAGCACCATGTTTCACAATGCGCGGTTTAATTCTTGAATGTTGATTGTCAAAACAAACACAATTAAAACCAACAAATGCCCAGGGTTTGACAGCTTCACCAGTGAAATCATAAAGTGAAATTATGGTGTTTTTCATTCGCCAACAATCCTTTCAAATTTCATGTTTCTAATATGCGTGTAACCTGGTCGCCTGTTTAAGTGATTAGACATGGTTCCAGGAACAATATCATAATGTTTGCAAGCGGCGGCGGCATTCTTGAAAACTTGACCATCATCAAGACATTTCACCATTCCGCGCGATAGTTCAACTTCACCGTAAAGATTGCAATACGGTTTTAATTCTTTCGCGTTTTTAATTGCTTCATTAAAAGCTTCATACGGATTATCAAACACCGCCATAACGCGAACAGTCACCAGCTTATGCGGTGAAACATATTTGCGCCATGCTTTATTTCGCCGCGCGTCCGGTGCTTCAAGCAATGTTCGGAATTCACATGAACCAGAAAACATAACGCGCCGATCATCGGGCGCATATTCCACAATGTGAAGATATGCGCAAAATTTCTGCCCTGGATCATTCAAATCAACGGTGAATTCGGCGGGTGCTTCTTTCGTGTTGGTTAAGTTAAACATCATTTTCCCGCGTTCCTTAAATTAAAGTGATAACCGGCAACACCGTTCACGCTTTTTCCGCCCATGCACCGCATCGCCCGCGCCACATTATCGCGTTCTTCAGCGTTCGATTTAACCGGTGTTGTAAATTTCATTTTGTCCTATGGTCGCTTTAACAATGCCGGTTCCATCATTCACGGTTTGAACCTGAACCGCTTCAACAATTGCTTCACCGATCTTGCAAGCCGGTGTTGCACCGTCAATCATGATCACTTGCGGAACAATGCCGCCAAACCGATCTTTCACCATCACGGTTAATTTCAAATTCAGCATTCATTCAATCCTTTTAAATTTTTGACCGCGAACATGGTTGTAACCAGGCAACCCGCGCAAGTGATTGCTGATCATGGTCGCTGATACGCCATAAGCGCGGGCGCAAGCCGCTATTGATGGATAAACCGCACCATCGGTCACACACCGCACCTTTGCGCCCTGGCGGGCTGTTGTGGCGGCTGTTTGGTGCTGTTCGGCAAGCGCGGCTTTCAACGTTAAACCGGCAACGCACCATTCAACATAATCTTGACCTTGAAGCCATTGAACAGGGTCAAACCGATCAAAGATTTCAACCGCTTTTTCAAGCGCGCCGATCACCGGATTTTCAACAACATTGGACGGTTTCAGATTATCGGGAATTGCATAATATTCTTCAGGTGAAAGCAACGCATAACATTCATCATCCTGTTCTTGCGTCAACACTTCACCGCGCGTGATGATCATTCGCAATTCTTGTTTGCGATCATGCATGTTCTTCACCGCATTTAGAACAGCGATCAATCAACCAATTATCCGTTGGTTGCATATCGTGTTCACACAACCGGCGCTTCACATTCCGGCAATGTGTGTTGGTTCCTTCAGCGATCACTTCACCGGCTTCATTAACCAGTTCGCAAGGCGCGGTTTTTCCGGCGATAATTTCAAACATTTTCGTAAACCTTCTTTTCAGTGTTCCAGATTTCCAGGCGATCCATCACCGCCCGCGCGCCGGTCAAAGAACGGTTCGCTTCATTCATGGCGTCCTGATGATCGGTTGCGCCAATCATGATAAAACCGAACGGCCCGTTGTAACGGTAAGAAACCAAACCAGCGGCGGCGCATGGGCGATTGTGTGTCATATTTTCCATGTGTTCAAATTAGACCAACCGGTTCAGAGTGTCAACACATGTTTTAGGTTTTGTATTATATTATTAAAGTTTTCAGCGTGGCGATTATTTTAATTTTTGGTAATTATTTTAAAATCGTTAAATTTAATAAATTTGTTAATACTTTCGTTAATATATGTTGTTGTTATGTTGTGCCACAACAAGCGAAACCCTATTCGCCACAGAAAATAGAAAGATATATATTGTTGTAAAGTTGTAAGCTGTATTCATTAGAGAATTTTAATACAATACTATTACAACAAGTTTCTGAGCGAATATGTGTTGTGGTTGTTGTGGCACAACAAGCGTTATATATATTAACCAAAGTATTAAGTTAAATAAATAAAAACCCGTCCTATTTGGGCGGGTTCCAGGTTTTTAAATTTTAGATTGATTTTAAATCTGATTTCAAGACCGCTTTAAAAACCGCTGAACCTGGTTGCCAACCGTGAACATTATTTTCACCGCGCATTGCTGCAATTCCGCGCTGTTTGATTGCATCGCTGGAAAGCTTTTGCGAATAATCAACACCACCAATTTTAACGGTTTGTTTGTTGAAGCTTTTCGCCAAACATTGCGCGCCGAACGCACCGCCAAAACCCGCAAGAACAATTCCGATCTTCAGCGCGCGCCCGCAATGGAAACATTCACAATCTTTTTGAATATTGATGATTTCGATTTCTTCACCGGCTTTAAAAATTGTTTCGCTTGTCATCGGTCCAGTTCCTTGTTTTGCGTTTTGTTAAGATGAACATAGCGATGGTTGTTGCGATGGTCAACCCGTTAATTGCAGGTTGACCAATTATTTTAGCGGGCGATTGCTTTTGCAAGGTGATTGAAAAAATGCATAACGTCACCGTTTTTGAAATCAATCGCAACCAGGGTGTTTTTGATGTTTGCCTGTTCGGTCTTGGGTGCGGATTTAATTGCATCAACCAGGATTTCCATCGGTATAATGTTCAGACCGCTTGCGCCTTCAACTTCAATGGTCTTGTGACCAACATTTTTTTCTTCAACCAGTGTATCAAGCCATTTGTTAAAAGTCATTGTCTGTTCCGATCATGTTTGCGTTGTTGTTAATCTAGTTATAGCGATGGTTGTTGCGATGGTCAAGCGTTATTTTGAAAATAATGTTCCAGGTTCAACGCGCGGCATTTCTTCAATTGATGAACCATGCAATGAACCCTTTCGCCAATCGGTCAAGGTTTCAACAGATGCGCAAGGAATAGGAAAAGAATGTGAATGATTGATTGTTAAGCGTTCCGGCGTTTCATCGCACAACCGATCATAAACGGTGAAAAAATATTTAAATCGCATCAGCTTTGCGGTTTGCAGGGTTTCAAACGGCCCTGCAATCACATGTGATTTCTTGCCGCGCCTGATGGTGATGAAATGGTTCATTGCGGTTCAATCTCTTTTTCTTCAACCGGAACAATTAAGTTGATTTCATTAAACAGAACTTCAAGCGGTTCAGCAGAATGAACAACACCTTTTGAACCGCGATAGATTTGCGGAAAAATGGTTGTTCGCATTTTTACAGGATCACCGATTTTCATCATTCACCCCAATCAATTTCTTGATCTTGAACCGCGAAATCTTGACCGATCATCACGCGATATTTCGCCCATGAACCCGCGCCGGTTTCCTGGTAACGGATGGTTCCGCCCGTTTCCTGAATTGCGGTGATTGCTTGCCGGATCAAACTAAGCTTGTGTTTTTTTCCTTCAAGCTGAAGATCAAACACTTGCGTTCCGGTGTTGTCTTTCGCTTGGCAATGAATTGTTTTGGTCATTGGTTTGTTTCCTTTTGTTCGCGGTAAATCGCCATTCCTTCAACATCATAACCGATGAAGATCATCTTGCGAGTGTTAAACATTGGTTCAGTTCCTTTTACTGAAGGGTTGCGGGTGCGTTGTGTGTGACCGCTGGAATAGCTTTCGGCGGCGCGATATAGAAAGGGTTGCCAACACCATCAACACCGCCTTGAACCAGCAAGCCGCGCTTCTTTGCGGCCCGAACGGCGGCTGAAACTGAAGCGTTGATGCCGCGAAATGATTGCCACATGAAAGGCATGACTTCTTTGCCCTGGTTTGCAACTTCAACCATTTCGTTCATAATCTTTTGTGTTTCGGCTTTCATTGGTTCATTCCTTGTTTGCGTTTCGTTAATCTAGTTATAGCGATGGTTGTTGCGATGGTCAAGAACTAATTTTCACCGTTGCCTGATTTTTTCATATGGGTTAAAGCTGAAAGAATGGCATATTTAGTTGAATTCACTAGCGCATATCGCAAACTTCAACCGTCCGAACGGGCGTTTGTTGATGGTTTTGTTGCAAACCTGGAAAGCTTGGCGGTTCGCACCGGTTCAAAACTTGATGCGCTGTTGCGTGAACCGGTTGAAGTTGATGAACGTTCGGGTGATTACCTTGCGCGCGATCTGGTTCAAGCCGCGATTACCGAACGGGTGAAGGAAATCAAAGAAGATGCTGAATTAAGCGTTTACAAGACTTTGAAAGAAGTTCGCTGTATTGGTTATTCAAACATTGCAAATTATATGGAAGTTGATGAAGAAAATCATTTAAAATTTGACTTTACGAAATCAACACCGGAACAAATGGCGGCTGTTAAATCGTTCAAGATTAAACAGCGAATGACGCAAATGGGACCGGTGCAAGAAATCGAATGTGTTTTACATGATAAAAACGCGGCGCTTGATAAGCTGATGAAATATCAAGGGTTGCTTGATGCCGATCATTGGCGCGATGAAAATGCAAAAGCGGTCAAGGCGCAAACCCTAACCGCTGATGCGTCTGATGATGAAGCTGCGGATTTATACGCCCGTATGATCAACGGTTGATTTTATGTGAAAGAATTATTGCGGCTGTTGTGTTCAAACCTTCAGCTTTCATTTCAGCCGCAAGTTCATCACAAGCTTGATCCCAATTGAAAGAATTTTCAGGATGAAGCGGCAATTTATCAGCACGTTCCCGAATTGCTTCAAGTGTGCGATCTTCACCGCGATATTTTTCAGAGGGTTTCGGCATTTAGTGTTCACCTTTCCATTGGGTTTCAGGGATTGAAGTTTTTTCACCAGGGTTGTAAACTTGAACATCAAAGCCTTGATCAATCCAAGATTTGAAACTTTTACCGGCGCGGCGATATGCAACGTTGAAATTTCGTGCTTTAAGGTTTTGATGAACGGTTGATTGTCCTGGTCGGATTATGCGGATTTTGTAAATGTTCAAAATTTGTCGCTTTCTGTTTTGGGTTGGTCGTGCTGATGATGCTAACGGTGTAAAAAATGCAAGTCAACAACTATTTTTCAGATAATGCTTCAATCATCGGTTGGCGTGATCAAGACGTTGAAGTGGTGAAACTTGTTCAACCCTGGAAACCTGAAGCTTTAGAACATGATCAATGGCCACCTGATTATAAAGCTGTTTATGCATGGCGGATTAAGCAGCTTGCAATATTGCGTTCAAACCCTGAACTGTTGCGTTCGGCAAAGCTTTATTATTCAACCCGTCCTGATGAATTCATCATGCATTGGATGGACACTTACAACCCGCGTAAAAAAACAGGAAAATGGATGCCATTTGTTTTCTTTGAACGTCAAGATGAAATGGTTAAATTTCTGAAAGATTTGGTTGATAACGGCAACAGTGGATTAATTGAAAAATGTCGTGACGCGGGTGCAACCTGGATTTCTTGCGCTTATTCAATTCACCGGTTCATTTTCATTGCTGATGATGCAATTGGCTGGGGTTCACGCAAACAAGACTTGGTTGATAAGCTTGGAAATCCAGATAGTATTTTTGAAAAGATGCGTCTTATTCTGAAGCGTTTACCGAATGTTTTCTTACCTGAATATGAGGCAACATTTATGCGAATTATCAACCGTGAAAACGGTTCGGTGATCATGGGTGAAGCAGGCGATAACATCGGGCGTGGTGGGCGAACCAGTTGCTATTTCAAAGATGAAGCGGCCCATTATGAAAGACCGGAAAAGATTGAAGCCGCGCTTGGTGACAACACAAACACGCAAATTGATATTTCATCGGTGAATGGTCTTGGTAACGTGTTTCATCGGCGGCGTGAAGCTGGTGTTGAATGGCAACCAGGCAAGGAAATTGAAAAAGGGTTCACGCAAGTTTTCGTGATTGATTGGCGTGATCATCCTGAAAAAACGCAAGAATGGTATGACACCAGAAAAGCGAAATATGAACGTGAAGGAATGTTGCACGTTTTCGCGCAAGAGGTTGATCGGAATTATAGCGCGGCGGTTCAGAATACAATCATTCCATATGATTGGATTGTTGCTTGTGTTGATGCTCACAAAAAAATCAAATGGAAAGATGCGGGCGGAAACATTCAAACAGGTTTTGAAGAAAAAGATATTCCGAATGTTTGGCTTGGTGGTCTTGATGTTGCTGATGAAGGTGCAGATAGAAATGCGCGGGCGTTGCGGCAATGGATCATTTGGCGCGATGTTGAAGAATGGGGCGAACGTGACACCGGTGTAACAACCCGAAAAATGGTTGCAGGTTGCCGCGCTTACAAAGGTATTAAAGTTCAATATGACGTGATCGGTGTTGGTTCTGGTGTTAAAGCTGAATTCAATCGTTTGGTTGATGATAAAATTGTTGATCGGGGTGTTATAAATCTGTTTCCTTGGAACGCGGGCGCGGGTGTTGTAAATCCTTATGAACGCATCATTCCTGATGATGATGAAAGCCCGATGAATAAAGACCTTTACGGCAACATGAAAGCACAAGCTTGGTGGTCAATTAGATCAAGGTTTTATAAGACGTTTAAAAACATCACTGAAGGTATTCTTTACCCTGTTGATGAACTCATTAGTCTTGACAGTAAAATGATTTTGCTGCATCAACTTATGAAGGAATTAGCGCAACCAACGCGCGGCGAAAACGGATCATTGCGAACAATAGTGAATAAAAAACCGGCTGGAATGAAATCGCCAAACTTGGCTGATGCTGGTATCATGATGTTCTTTCCAATTGAGGATAATACTGGCCATGCGGTTTCAGGGAATTACGGCGCTTAACACTTTCATTGAACGTCCTGTTGCGTTTGAAAATGAACATGTTGATAAACGTTCGCCCGATAGCGCGGCGATGGTTGATTATTGGAATAAGACAGATGCAATCATGGGTGGTATCAAAACCATGCGTGACGCTGAAAAGCAATTTTTGCCGAAATTTCCAAAAGAAGAACAAGTTGATTATGATTTTCGGCTTGAAGCAACCAAATTCACAAACATTTACCGCGATATTGTGGAAGCACTTTCAGCAAAACCATTTGAAGAACCGGTTTCAATCGCTGATGGTGATGCGGTCAACCAAGCTTTCACTGATTTCATTGAAGATGTTGATGGTGATGGAAATCATCTTTCAATCTTTGCAAGCGAAACGTTTTTCAACGGAATTGCACATGCGATTGATTGGATTTTGATTGATTATCCAACTGTTGATAAAAACAAAGTCAAAACCAAAGCCGATCAAAAGAAAGCGGGCGTTCGCCCGTTCTGGTCGCATGTATTGGGGCGCAACGTTCTAACCGCTGAAACCAGAACAATGAACGGTGAACGAATTATCACGTTGATCCGAATTCTTGAACCTGGTGCAGTTGTTAAAGTTCGTGAATTCAAACGTGATGATAACGGCGTTGTTACCTGGACGGTTTACAAGAAACTTGTTGCTGGAACATCTGGAAAAACAGAATGGATTGTTGAAGGTTCCGGCATTCTCACAATCAACGTTATTCCGATGGTTTCGTTTGCAACAGGGCGGCGCGATGGTTCCGGTTATCGTTACCTTCCATCAATGCAAGATGCGGCTGATCTTCAGATTGAACTTTACCAACAGGAAAGCGCATTGAAATTTGCGAAAATTCTTGCGGCTTATCCAATGCTTTCAGGTAACGGTGTGAAGCCTGAAAAGGATGAAAACGGTAATATCAAACAAATTTCGGTTGGACCAACAAAGGTTTTATATGCGCCGCCTGATGGTGCTGGTAATTCGGGTTCCTGGTCATATGTTGAACCCGCTGCAACATCGCTCACATTCCTTGCCGGTGACATTAAAGAAACCAAGCAAGATTTGCGTGAACTTGGGCGGCAACCCTTGACCGCACAAACAAACACAACCGTTATCAATTCGGCAATGGCGGCAAGCAAAGCGAAAAGCGCGGTTGGTGCATGGGCAATCGGTTTGAAAGATGCGCTTGAAAACGCAATGAAAATCACCGCGCTTTGGTTGAAGCTTGATGGGCAAGAACCAGATGTGAACGTTTACACTGAATTTGATAATTTCCTTGATGGTGATGGTGGTCTTGAACACTTGCGTTCATTGCGGGAAAATGGCGATCTTTCACAGAAAACACTTCACGCTGAAACAAAGCGGCGCGGCGTTCTTTCATCTGAATTCACGCATGATGATGAAATAAAGAATATCTTGGCTGAAATTCCTGGGGATGATTTCGGTGAAGATGACGATAACAACCCCGATGACGATAATCCCTAAATGAACCTCAATTGCCTAGTATCGGATGATCAAGGCGCAACGGTTGGATGACCGAAAGGAACGATAAAATGAAAAAGAACCTGATGATGACCGCAAGCATGTTGCTTGCTTTTCCGATTGCTTTTGACAACAAGAACGGTTGGAAAGTTGACGCTGATGGAAATCTTGAAAAAGATGATAAAGGCAACCCGATTTATATTGCGGGCGATGGAAAAGAACAAAGCGTTGCCGGTGATACCATCAGCCGATTGAACGGTGAAGCAAAAACACACCGTGAAGCGAAAGAAGCGGCTGAACAAAAACTTGAAAAATATAAAGACCTTGATCCGGTCAAAGCGGCTGAAGCAATCGAAACGTTGAAAAACATTGATCAAAAGAAATTGATTGATGCCGGTGAAGTTGAAAAAGTTCGTGAAGAAATCAGCAAAGGTTTCACCGCGCAAATGGCTGAAAAAGATAAAGCCATTGAAATCTTGACCGGAAACTTGAACGGTATGACATTGCAAACCGCTTTCGGTTCGTCCGATTTCGTGAAGAATAAAATTGGCGTTCCGGCTGAAATGTTCCAGGCAACATTTGCCAAGAACTTCAAGGTTGAAAACGGCAAGGTTGTTCCGTATGACCAAACCGGAAACAAAGTGTATTCAAAGAAAAACATGGGTGAGGTTGCCGGTGTTGATGAAGCACTTGAAATCATGGTTGATGCTTACCCTTACAAAGACAGCATTTTGAAAGCTGATGATCAAAGCGGTTCGGGCAATGAAGGCGGTGGTGGTGGTCGCGGTTCTGGTCGGACAATCAAGCTTGCAGATTTCAACAAGCTTTCGCCCGCGCAACAGTCTGAAACGGCGGCGCTTGCTGGCAAGGGTGAAGTCAACATTGTGGATTGATCGGGCGTAAAACCCTGGTTGATAGGAACCGTCCGCGCTGTTTTTGGGGTTTTCCAGCGCGGGCGGTTTTTTATTTTTTTAACCGTTTACACCATGTAACATCATGCTTTCGGAAACTTCATCACCTTCACCGTAATGTTCATCAAATGCGGCTTTTGTCATATGGCGGCGATCATATTCAATAAACGCATCACTGGTTGCGCTGAAAATTGTTCCGCGTGTTTCAGACCGTCACGGTGATAAACAATTGCGCCACATTCTGAAAGTGTCAAATCATTATTCCGGTCAAAGGTTTCACCAGGTTTAGGTTTAACATTGGGAATGCCAAATTTTACATCATAGCGTTCCGCATAACCGTTTGCTGATTTTTGCATTTTATTAATTCCTTTAGTTGACGTTGTTGTTAAGATGATCTTAGCGATGGTCAAGAACTAAATCACAAAAAACGCGAAAGCTGTTGACCGTCCAGTTCAATCAATGTAAATTCCTAACAATGCTGGAAATTGGATGATTGAAGGCGCTTCAGGTTGGATGACCTAAAACAACTTTAACATTTTCATAGGAGCGCAAAAAATGCGTAAATCTTTCCTTGCGGCTTCAACCGCTATCCTTGCCGCACCGGCAATGGTTCACCAATCGGCATATGCAAACACGCTGACCGGTCTTATTCCTGATCTTTACGCGGCTGTTAATGTTGTGTCGCGTGAACTTGTTGGTTTCATTCCATCGGCAACCCGCGCACCTGGTGCCGAACGCGCCGCGCTTGGTCAAAGTGTTTCTTATCATGTTGCCGGTGCTGCAACAGCACATGACATTACGCCCGCAATGTCCATTCCTGAACCCGCTGATCAAACCGTTGGTGCGTCTTTCATGGCAATTACCAAATCGCGCGGTTCCAGCTTTGGTTTCACCGGTGAAGAACAACGCGGTCTGAATTCCGGCCCTGGTTATCTTTCTGTTCAGGCGGATATGATTGCGCAAGCTTTGCGTGTTCTGACAAATGAAATTGAAGCTGATCTTGCTGTTGCCGCAACCGCTGCTGCATCGCGGGCATATGGAACAGCCGGAACAACACCGTTTGCAACCAACCTTGGCGATACCGCCCAAATCCGCAAAATTCTTGATGATAACGGCGCGCCCGCAACTGGTCGTTCACTTGTCATGAACACTTCAGCGGGTGCAGCGGTTCGGACGCTCACACAATTGACTAAAGCGAATGAAGCCGGAACAACCATGACTTTGCGTCAAGGTGAATTGATGGACGTTCACAATATTTCGCTGAAAGAAAGCGGTCAAGCGGTTCTTCACACCGCCGGAACGGGCGCATCTGCAACAACCAACACCGCCGGTTATGCAAAAGGCGCAACGGTGATCACCCTTGCCAGTGCCGGAACCGGAACGGTTATTGCCGGTGATGTTGTTTCGTTCGCGGGCGATGCGAACGAATACCTGGTTGTTGCTGGTGACACCGATGTTTCAGATGGTGGCACGATCACCCTTGCCGCGCCTGGTTTGCGTCAAGCGTTACCTGGTTCGGCTGTTGCGATCACCCTTGCGGCTGATTATGCGGCAAGCGTTGCCTTCAGCCAAGATGCGCTTCACCTGGTCACACGCCAACCAGCGTTGCCGCAAGAAGGTGATGCGGCGCTTGCGCGCATGATGATCACTGATCCGCGTTCGGGTCTTGTGTTTGAAGTTGCGATGTATCCAGGTTATCGCAAAATAAAAGCTGAAGTTTCGATTGCTTGGGGTATCAAAGCAACCAAGCCGGAACATACCGCGTTGCTGTTGGGCTAATCCTTCAGCGTTAACCAGGGCGGGTGTAATAACCCGCCCTATTTTTCATGAAGGAAACCCCATGAATTCCAAACTTCCAACCATTGCCATTCAAACAGAAAATGGCCCTGTTCTGATCAATGCAACTGATTATGACCCTGAAGTTCATGAAACTGTTGATGGTGTTGAACCCGCTGAAGAAACAGCCGGTGAACCCACAACCGAACCAGCCGGTGAACCCGCTGAACCGGTGAAAATGCTGGTTTCAAAAGAGGGTCGCAAACACTTCATTGTCGGTGAAGATGGAAAGAAAATTTCCGCTGAAGGTATTGAAGAAAAAGGTTATGGTTCTGAAGCTGATGCTTGGTCGGCAATCATGGCGTTGAACACAACCGCCTGATTTTCTGAATTGATTGAACCGCCCGCGCTTGATTGTTGCGGGCGGTTTTTGTTTAAATTTCCCAATCTGTTGCAACGATTTGTTCAGCGTTGAAACTATGTTCTTCAAGTTCATCGGTTTCATGGTTCATAGACCAAAAATGCAAACCTTCAGCGGCGTCAAAATCATAGTGAATGTGCGGTTCTGATTTTCTAATAAAAGACACCATTGAATCACCATCAAAATGTTTTTTAATCACTTCACAAAATGTCATTTTTTATTCCTTGTTTGCGTTGTTGCGGGCGGTTTTTGTTTGTTCAATATTGTTTGTTAAGAAATTCTTTTGTTTCATATCCGAAAATTCCATCATTCAAAGGATGGTTCGGATTTGCAGGATCAAGCATGTGAACCGGTGTGTTTTCCAATTCCTTCACCGCATCTTGATGACCTAATTTTGAAGCTTTCAAATTATCTTTATTGTCAAAAACCGATTGTGAAACTGTTCTTTTCATTGTCTGTTCCGATCATGTTTGCGTTGTTGTTAAGATGAACATAGCGATGAACATTCAAATGGTCAAGAACTATTTGCAAAATAATTTCAACACCTGTAATCTGATCCAAACAAACAAGGATTGATGAAATGCCTGATTTTTACGGAACGGCAACAGCGTTCACCGCTTATCATGCCGCGCGTGACAACACGGTTCCGGCTGATGTTGATACTGATGCTGAAATTGAAGTTGCGCTTTTGGTGGCGTCCGAATGGATTGATGCGCGTTACCGATCACAGTTCCAGGGATGGAAAACAGCCGAACGCGAACAGTTGCGCGAATGGCCGCGCCGTGGTCATGTTGATTATTATGGTTATTTGATTGAAGATGATCAAATTCCGCGTGAAATTGAAAATGCAGTTTATGAAATCGCCTTGCGGCATTTGAATTCACCTGGTGTTCTTTCGATTGATTACACGCCAAGCGTTTATGATACTGTTTCGGTTGATGGTGCGGTTTCTGCAAAGTTCGCAAAATTCGGTTCAGCTTCAGAAATTCAAACGCAATTCAAAACTGTTGCTGAAATTCTTTCGGGTTTGCTGTCTGCAAAAGGTTCATCTGGAAATCTAACCGGTTCATCAGTTCGCACATAAGAAAACCGCCCGCATCAATTAAGTTGCGGGCGGTCACATGAACAGTTCAGGTTGATCGGGGGAAGAACCGCCCGAACCTAGTTCATTCTTATTTGTCGCGGAACACGCGAACAGATGCACCATCAGGGTCTTTTTTCGGGTCACAATTGGAAGCAAAGAAATGCTTGGCAACTTCAATCACCGGCTTGTCAGTTGGAACCTGCGTAACAGTTCCATCAGCACCTTTCAGGTCTTTCATTTCAAAAACAGTGTTGCCGTTTTCATCTTGCTTTTCGGCGCGATGCTTGCGGTTCTGGTTGGAAATGATGGAAGCCATGCCAGCGGCGGTTTTGTTGGTGACACCAAACGATTGACTAACTTCAAGCTTTTCAAACGGGTAAAGCGATTTGGAACCGCGCTTGCTGACTTTTTTCGGCATTTCAACATCACTGGTGATGGTTGTCAGTTCGGGCGCAATGCGCTTGGTTGTTTCGGCTTTCGCGGCAACGGGCGCGGCGGGTGCAACGGGCGCGGCGGGTGCAACGGGCGGTGCTTTGGGTGCTTCGGGTGCTTTTGCCATTGTTCTTTTCCTTTTCAAAGTTGGTTTTCAGGGTTACGTTTTCGATAGAACCGTGATACCTGTTGTGAAACATGCGGTCAACCGTCAAAATGAAGAAAAGGAAAGAAAATGTCTTTTTACGATGATATGCAAGCGGTTGCCGCAAACATTCTTAAAGAATTTAAACAAGGTGTTATAAAGTATGTTGACATTACACCAGGAACCGGCCCTGATGATGAACCTGGTGATCCAACTGAAACATTTTTCACGTTAGACGCGGCGGCGCGCGGTGTTAAATTTAAATACGTCCAAAATGGTCTTGCTGTTGCCGGTGATCTTCAAGTTACCGCATCTGTTCCGGCAACAAATGAAGCGGGCGCGGTTGTATCACTCACGCCAAGCATGAACGGTTTCATTGAAGTTGATGACGAACGTTATAAAATTGTTCAAATTTTACCAAAACCTTCAGCCGGAACAACTGTTGCGTTTGTTTTCATTGTAAGGAATTAATTCATGGCCCGTAAAAAATCGTTTGAACAACTGTTTGAAGAATTGGTTGAACGTTTCATTCCAGAAATCGCCAATGCCTTCAGGGCTGGAATTGCTGATGTTGTTGATCGGGCGATTTTGCGCGATGTTGTGCGGGCGATTGAACTAGGTGATGCGGAACGCGCCTTTAAGGTGTTGGGGTATTCTGAAGCCGCTATGCGCCCGTTCACCGCAAGCCTGGAACGCGCCTTTGAAGCGGGCGGTGTGACCGTGGGTCAAACGTTTCCGCGCCGCCTGGTGACACCTTCAGGACCAACCGTTTACCGCTTTGATGTTCGGAACAGCCGCGCGGAAAAATGGTTGCGTGAAACGTCTGCAAGCATGGTCACAAACATCGGTGAAGGAACCCGCGTTTCAGTTCGTAATGTGATTTCTGAAGGTGTTCGGGATGGTCGCAACCCGCGAAATATTGCGCTTGATATTGTTGGACGGGTGAACAGAAAAACCGGTTTGCGTGAAGGTGGAATTGTTGGTTTGAATTCATCACAAGAACGCGCGGTTGCAGCGATGCGGCGCGATCTTGAAAACCTTGATCCGAATTATTTCACCAGAACGCGCCGCGCAACCAGGTTTGATGACATTATTCAAGAAATGTTTGATGGTGGAAAAGTTGATGCTGAAACCATCAATAAAATGACCGGTCAATATAAAAACAATCTTTTGCAATTGCGCGGTGAAACGATTGCGCGCGATGGTGCAATTGAAGCGTTGAACCGTTCTGAATATGAAGCGTTGAAACAGGCGCAAGAATTGGGTGCAATGGGTAAAAATGGAGTTACGCGCGCTTGGGATAGTTCCGGCCCTGATGGGCGAACCCGTCCAAGTCATTTGGCGATGGATGGAACAATTGTGGGTTTGGATGAAGCGTTTGTTTTTCCAAACGGTGTTACAATGATGCACCCACAAGACCGATCACTTGCGGGTGCAAACAATGCAAAAGACTTGGCAAAAGAAACAATCAAGTGCCGTTGTCGCGTTCGCACTATTGTTGATTGGCTTTCTGATCTTGATTAAAGAAAACCGAATGTGTCAAAGGAAAGTTTTGCGCTGAAAGTTCATGCAAGCTTTTTGCAACTTCAGTTGCTTCAAGTTGCGTTCCATGCCCTGCCCTAAGATCAATTGCAAAAAGCCAATCACGCAAATTACCGTTGAAATACATTTTTGTTGGCGTCATGCCTTCAGGTAAAATATTGCGCGCAAGTTCTTTTGCAAGCTTTCGTTTCATTGCTTCTTTATACCGCAATGAAACAAGTTCTGAAATTTCGGTTTGAACATCATTCCACCAACCGATAAGTTCTTGATCATCGGTTTGATTTGATGCTTGACGGTTTGTTTCATCCTGCAACCGCGCTTCAGTGAAAACAAAGTTTCCAAGCTTTCCAGGTTCTTCATAGCGTTGTGAAAATTCTTGCGGGCGCGGGTTGTGGCGCAACCATTGCCGCCCGATAGTTCGCGTTGTGTTTATTTCAACGCACATGCTAACCATTTCAAACGGCGACCAATGTTTATTTTTGATCAAATATGAAATCAATGTTCCTGGTTCTTTGTGTTGGTTTTCAGGGTTGGAAACGCGGGCGATGTAACAAAGAAGTTCTTCAGCGTCCGGTGTTACCCATATAAGTTTTGCATCATGCATTTTACTTTTCCTTTATTCTGGAATTTTACCAACTGAAAGTTTAATTGGTGGGTGTGATCTACCATCAACGTCTTGAATGTTTCCCAAAAGTTCAACAATTATGTTTGCACCTTTTGCTAATTTTTCAAGTTCATCTGGTGTTGGCGTCCAACATGTTTGCATTCCAGGCGTTCCATCTGGATAAATAACATCGCGCACCGGTAATCCTAAATAACCTTGCGATTTACCAAGAACCCTTGTTGATTGTTGAAGTCTTGCAATCATCATTTTACTTTTCAAATCCTTATGATGTGTTATAGTTCAAAAAATTCTTAACAGATGACCAACGCAAAAACAAGATGGAATTTCACAACATGGTCAAGAAATTTTCAGCGCGAGTTGATGAAATAGTTTTAAAAACTGAAAAAAGATTGATTGCACTTGCGCGGCAATCAACGCAAGAACTTGTTGACCAAGCACAAACACCAGTTGCGAAAGGTGGAAAGATGCGGGTTGATACTGGTTTTTTGCGGGCGTCTGGTCAAATGTCATTGAACGGAATGCCAACCGGCCCTGTTCGCTCGGATGCCGATCAAGAACAATACAGTTGGCAACAAACAACCGTGATCACAACACTTGCGAAATTGAAACTAGGTGGCGCGGCGTTCTTTGGTTGGACGGCGAATTATGCGAAATATCGTGAAGCGTATGATGGTTTTCTTGAAACAGCCGTTCAAAATTGGCCCGCGATTGTTGACAAAGTAACAAAGCAAATAAAATCAAGGGTTAAATAAATGTCTAATGAACTGGTAATTAGAACTTTTCAAGACGCGGTTAAAGAAGCTGTTGCAGATAGCAACACACCAACATTGCCGATCAAGTTCAAAGGGCGAACATTCAAACCGCCAAAAGATCAACAATATGTTGAAATTGTTTTTATTCCAAACAATCCAGATGGTTTATTTTGGGGTTCTGAAAAACTGTATCAGGGAATTTTTCGTTTAATTTTTCATTGGCCTAATAATGACAAAGGAATTTATGAACCTTTGAATGTAATTGAAAGCGTTTCTTCATATTTTACAAAACAAAGAAAGCTTTTATATTTCACAACATCAACTTGGGATAATGGGCAACTTTGGGATAATGATCAAGCTTGGTTAAATGATGTTGGGTTTGACGTTTTCGCGCTGAACATATATGAAGAACCTAAATTATTGAGTGATATTGAGGCTGGCAAAGAAACGCTTTACCCTGTATCAATGGCTTACCGTAGTTTTCGCCCATAACTGAAAAGGAATAAGGCAATGAAACGATTTCTAACCATGACACCAACCCTTTTGACAATGGGCGTTCAACCGGCCCTGGCATTCGCAAACACAAACGCGGCGGCAACGCTTTGGATTGGTGTTGCAACCGCTGATGACGGTGAAGTTCCGCTTGCTGAAGATGCCGATCTTGATCTTGCCGGATATGAAGCACTGTTTTGGACGCAAATCAAAGCGGTTGGTTCACACGGTGAAGTCGGTCCTTCAACAAATATTCTTTCATATGACACTTGGGATACAAGCGTTATTCAGAAAGCAAAAGGGATGACTGATGCCGGTTCGCCTGAAATTGAACTTGCGCGAATTCCAACTGATAACGGTCAAATTGCGTTGCGCGCCGCATCGCTTTTGAACAACAACTTTGCGTTCAAAATTGTTCGCAATGATGCGCCCGCTGGTGGAACACCAACCATGATTTATAACCGTGGTCTTGTGACCGGTCCGCGCCGCCCGATGGGCCGGAATGAAGATTTTGATCTTGAAATCTTTACGCTTGGTTTGCAGCAACTTGAAATTGTTG